CGTAACTAGCACCATCTCTATCGGTGACGGCTCCGCCGCCGCTGGTTACTTGGCTGCAACTTCAGCAAACTCGGCTGCTACTTCTGGTGGCGTTCCCGTGTTGTCGTCTGGTGCATTTGCTCCCACTTTGAGTGGTGGTAAGGTGTACGCCGCTGCTGATACTATCGACATTACGCTTGGTACTGCCGTACCAGCCGCTGCTGTTGTGCGTATCTTCGCAATGTTTACAGACATCAACTAAACGGCATTAGGATAGGGGCTTCGGCCCCTTCCTTTTAGGAGAACAATATGTCAAATGTAACGGCTGTACATACAGACGCAACAGGTACTGTAGCGACTGGGCGGCGTCAACTACGTGGGTATCACACAATTAGTGGTGGTACTGCTGGTGATGTTATCTTTCGTGACGGCGGCGCTTCTGGCACTGTGAGGTTGCAGTTTAATATCGGCACTGGCACACAACCGACTGTTATGAATATCCCTGACGACGGCATCTTATTCACTACTGATATTCACGTAACCCTTCCTACATCCGCAAAAACTACTACGTTCTTACAGGCTGTGTAATGGCTACGAAAAAGGGTGTTAATCTATCCGTAGGCCGTGGGGAGAAACTACCTGTATCGCAGGGTGCTGGGCTGACTGCTAAAGGTCGTGCTAAGTACAACGCAGCTACAGGCAGCAACTTAAAAGCTCCACAGCCTCAGGGCGGTAAACGCAAAGATTCATTTTGTGCACGCATGTCTGGTATGCCCGGGCCTATGAAGGACGAGAAGGGCAAACCAACACGTAAGGCAGCGGCACTTGCAAGGTGGAAATGCTGATGGCTACTAAACCAAAATCTACTGTAAACGCCGCAGGTAACTACACGAAGCCTGAGTTGCGTAAACGGATTGTGTCGCAGGTAAAAGCTGCCGCAACGCAAGGTACAGGCGCAGGCCAGTGGTCAGCACGTAAAGCTCAGTTGGTAGCCAAGAAATACAAGGCTGCTGGCGGGGGGTACAAAGATTGAAAGCGCCGCAGCAATCTCTAAAAGACTGGGGCGACCAAAAATGGAGAACCAAAAGTGGAAAACCGTCTAATAAAACAGGTGAAAGATACCTTCCAGAAGCTGCGATTAAAAATCTCAGCCCTGCTGAGTATGCTGCGACAACGCGTGCAAAACGTGCTGGCAAAGCAAAAGGACAACAATTTGTGAAACAACCCGCTAAAATAGCGAGTAAGACATCCAAATACCGATAGGAGTTTTAGATGGCACGTTACCTAAGAAACAAGCAAGACGGCTTTATTTACGACTACACAGCGTTGTTGGCTGAGAACTCAATGGTTGAGGAAGTGACTGAGGAAGAAGCCTTCCCGGAAAAGTTCATCCCTAAGAAACAAAAGGGGCGCAAGTCTGATCTTAATCTTACTACCCCCGACGAAGCAATTCCTGAGGCTCCCCCTGTGACCAATGAGGAAGTTAATGCTGAAGCATCCCGAGGTCTACCTGAATGATACTCAACAATGTAATCACTGAGGTTCGCAGATTACTGCAAGACATCAACTCACCGCAGCGCTATAGCGACGTGGTGTTGTTGGGCTTTGCAAATCAGGCTTTAAAGCGCATTGCTGTGCTTCGCCCTGACCTCTTTGCTTACATTGGGCCAATCTCTACCACTGCTGGGTCTGTCATCCAGTCCATGCCGTCTGATTCACTCCGGATCATGGAGATATTCTCCGTGCAAGACGGCAATGGCGTTACTGAGGTTAACCGCGAAGCGCTTGACCAGACGTACCCGACATGGATGAATGACGACGCTGGGCCATGTGTGAACTGGATGCGCCACGTGCGCAACGCCAACAAGTTCTTCATCTACCCCAAAGCGCCAGCAGGTCAAATTTTAATCGGGGAGTATTCGCAGACTCCTACAGACTATGACGGCACAACAACTGTGACGTTGTTGTCAGATGGCTATTTTCCGGTTGTCGTTGACGCTACAGTGTTCTTGGCTGAGTCAGTTGATAACGAACACGTAAACTCACAACGTGCTGCCTTGTTCCAGCAGTCATTTACCCAAGCCTTGGGCGTTAGCGCACAGGGTAGGGTTATTACTGATACCGAACAAGCTGGCCTCAAACCAACTGAGGTTGTCTAATGGCTGACCGCACATTCCTCTCACTGGTTACTCGTCTTGCACCTAGCGTGCCGGGATGCCCGCAGCCAATCGTCGAGCAATATGTTCGTGATGCAGCTATTGAGGTGTGCGAAAGAACTCTGTCATGGCGCTATGAGCAGCCTAAAATCAGACTTACGCCGGGGGTCTATGAGTATCCCTACGAGAATCCTACGGGGGCAGAGGTTCATGCGTTCCTATCAGTCTCGCTAAACGGCTCAAACATAGAACCAGCGACTCTTGAGCAGTTGACCCGTAAGTACCCAGCGTGGCCTGATCTGACTCCCGAGCAGTTGTCTAGCCCGCAGAATGTCTGCCAGCTAGACTCTGACAATTTTGTGCTTGCACCAGTGCCAGATGATACAGTCGTCTACGACCTGAAGATGATTGTAGCCCTTAAGCCTTTGCGTACTTCATCGGCAATGGCAAAGTCTGTGTTGGATGACATTGAGAATGTTGTCATGCACGGAGCCTTACAGCATCTGTTAGTGCTGCCCAATAGAACGTGGACTGATCGTGAGTTAGCCTCATACCACGCCAAACAATACTCATTTAAAACGTCTGAACGACGGGCTAGAGCCAATCTTGGTGCTGCTCGTGCGTCGATGACGGTTCAAATGCGTCCATTTGCATGAGGTAATTATGGCAACAGATGTCATCCGATTAGTAGAAGGCGACGAAAAGCCGCTTATCGTTCTCACTCTGACGGACGACATTACAGGTACGCCCATAGATTTATCTGTGGCATCAACAACAGTCAGTGTGAAGTTTCGCAAAGCAGGCACTACAACACTACTCTCAACAATTTCTTGTACAAAGTTAAGCAGTGGTACAACAGGGCAAGTGCAGTTTGGCTTCTCCGGCGGTGTGCTTGATGTAGACGCTGGTGCGTACGAGGGCGAAGTTGTTGTAGATTACAACGGCACTGTCCAGACAGTCTATGAAACATTGCGGTTTACGGTGAGGGCAAACTTCTAATGTCCAACATCAGGGTATCTGCTGCTGTTACGGCGCTTGTTACCGCAGTTGCGGTGGCAGGGGTTATTGCTGTTTCAGTCAACCCCAATACCTATGCTGTTTCCGCACAGCCTGAAAATATCATACGGCTATCAGCGTTTGTTGTGCCAATGACATCTCTGGAAGAACAGACAGTTACTATGTCTGACTTCCGTGAGATTACGGTTGAGGTTGTAACAGTTGATGAAGTTTTAGTTGATGATGCTGTAGCGTTTGCCCCCGAGTTGGCTTTTGCAGACTCAGTTACCGCCGCAGATTCAGTATTTAAAAACTTCACTGAGGTTGTTGACTTTGATCGAAACGATGCGGACGTAGACCCAGACCCTGTTACGATAGCTGATGTTGCTACTCAACAGGTAGCTAAGGTTCTTACAGATACTGCAACTGCAACGGATGATATGGTACGAGCACCGGGTAAGGTGCTTACAGATTCGGCTACTGCTTCAGACTCAGTAGATACCCTAGCTATAGGAAAAACCCTTACTGATTCTACAACAGCATCTGATGCTGCACCTGTGTTCAACGCAGCCAAAGTTGTTTCTGATAGTGCGTCGGCTACTGATGCAGCAGCGCTTAATGTAGACAGGGGCAATATTGCTGAGACTGTCACTGCTACAGACTCCTCATCTCTACAGCCTGATCTTGCCAAAACCGATTCGATTACTGCTACTGATGCAGTTAGCACCACAGTTGGTTTTAACAGGAGCTTATCGGATACTGCAACAGCATCTGACTCAGCAGCGTTGAACCCGCAGTCTGTCCAAACTGACACGGCTACAGCATCTGACTCAGCAGCGTTGAACCCGCAGTCTGTCCAAACTGACACGGCTACAGCTACAGACTCCCCATCCCTACAACCTAACCTTGCTAAGACTGATTCTGTCACTACAGCGGATACACTGAACTCATTTAATATAGGTAAAAACCCTAGTGAAACAGTGACCGCTTCTGATACGGTGAACTCTTTTGCCGTGCAGACTGTATTGACAGATTCAGTCACCATGACCGATTTTGTCTACAAAGACTTTAGCGAGATGGTTGACTATGACCGTAATGACGCTGACGTAGACCCAGACCCAGTAACTGTTGCAGATACAACGGCTATCACGTTTACGACTTCAAGGTCTGACAGTGCAACAGCATCTGACTCAGCAGCGCTGAACCCGCAGTCTGTTCAAACTGATAGCGTTACAAGCAGCGATGCTGCACCAGTGTTTGCCCAGAACAAGACAACGACAGATACGGCTACAGCCTCTGATGCTGCACCAGTATTCCTAATAAACCCAGCCTACTCTGATACAGCAACAGCGTCTGACGCTGCACCTGTGTTTGCCCAGAACAAGACAACAACTGACACGGCTACAGCCTCTGACGCTGCACCTGTGTTTAACATTGCAGATGTCTTGACAGACGCTGTTACGGTGGCAGACGCCCCAGTGTTTACTTTTGGGGATGTCCAGACTGACTCAGTTACGGCATCTGACGCGGCGGCTTTGACTCCTAACAAGACAACAACTGACACGGCTACAGCCTCTGACGCTGCACCTGTATTTGCCCAGAACAAGACAACAACAGACACAGCTACGGCGTCCGATGCCGCGCCTGTGTTCAGCATTGCAGCAGTTCTATCAGACACCGCTACGATGGCGGATGCCGTAGCCTTTAGTTTTGTACCCGGTGTAACAACACCGCTCTACGACTTTGCGTTTATGTCAGATGACAAGTTTACATACTACCCTGTGCTGGGTACAATTAACGATCATTTGATACACGAACCCCTTGTAAACGGTGAATTTGTGCTGACAGTTGACCCCAATGCTGGTATCGTATATACGATCCGCACGGAGTCAGTTGAGTACACGTACAACGGGTACGGCCTCAACGAAAACCAACTTAACTAAGGAGTAAATTATGTTTAACGACGCAATCAAAATGACGGGCAATTTGAAGCTCGTTCTTACCGATGAAAACGGTAACATCAAACAGGAAGAAGAAGTAAAAAACTTAGTGGTAACAGTAGGTAAAAACTTCATTGCTTCCAGCATGGCAAAGACTACAACCAACAGTCCAGCCGCGATGACTCACATGGAAGTCGGCACAAGTTCTACTGCCGCTGCCGTCGGTGATACGACTCTAGTCGCTGCTGTTGCTAGTTCGCGTACTTCGTTGACTTCAACTACTGTGACTACCAACTCTGTTGCATATGTTTGTTCGTTCGCAGCGGGTACAGGCACTGGTGCATTGACAGAAGCAGGTATCTTTAATGCGGCTTCCGCAGGCACTATGTTGTGCCGCACAGTGTTCTCAGTTATCAACAAAGGTGCAGCAGACACACTCGGCATTACTTGGACTGTGACTGTTAACTAAGGAGTCTGGGAATGGGCATTAAACTCACAAACAATGCTTTTGCTACGCTTGCAGCGGGTATAAACTCGTCTGCAACTAGCATTACATTGACATCGGGGCAGGGTGCTCGCTTCCCAACTTTAACGGCGAGCGATTATTTCTACGCCACACTGGTAGACACATCGAACAACCTTGAGATTGTCAAGTGTACGGCTCGCTCAACTGATGTGTTGACTGTCGTACGTGCACAGGAATCGACAACGGCTCGTGCGTATGTTACTGGTGACCGCATTGAGATTCGCATTACAGCGGCTACGTTTGTTGATGCAACTACAGTTACACCAACGGCTGTGAGTGACCAAAACAATACCTCTACAGGCTACTTTGATTTACCTAGTGGTACAACTGCTGAACGTCCGGCTTCTCCAGCAAATGGAATGGTTCGATACAACACAACCTTAGCTCAATTTGAAGTTTATCAAAACGGTGCTTGGATTCAATATGTAGTTGCTTATAATGTTGAATATTTAGTAGTGGCTGGCGGCGGTGGCGGTGGAACACAGCATGGCGGGGGTGGCGGCGCTGGGGGCTATCGTTCTTCCGTAGTAGGCGAATCTTCTGGTGGGGGAGCTGCTGCTGAATCTCTTCTGCCTCTTTTGTCTGGCGTTAGTTACACAATTACGATTGGTGGCGGCGGCGCTATCTCACCCTCCGGTGGAAACGGTGATAGACCCCAAGGTGGAAACGGGACAGATTCTACATTTGCAAGCATTACTTCAATTGGCGGCGGCGGCGGAACGCCTTATAGGTCTGCGGTTAATATTAATGGTTCGGCAGGTGGCTCTGGCGGTGGCGGCGCGGCGGCAGATACTGGAACAACATCTACTGGTGGTGCTGGAACCTCGGGTCAAGGCTTTGCGGGTGGTAGTGGTCGCCCCGGCACTGGCGGAACATATAACGCTGGCGGAGGAGGAGGTGCTGGTGCGGTAGGTGTTGCTGGAACAGGTTCGGGTGCTGGCGGAGCGGGAGGCGCTGGTGTTTCTTCTTCAATAAACGGCACAGCTACTTTCCGCGCTGGTGGCGGTGGCGGTGGATCACCTAACGGGACTGCTGGCGGCGCAGGTGGTAATGGCGGCGGCGGTGCTGGTGGTTTAGCTGCTAATGGAACTGCTGGAACTCCAAATACTGGCGGTGGCGGCGGTGGCGGCGGCGCATTTAGTGTAAATAGTGGTCTTGGCGGTTCAGGCGTTGTCATCCTCCGCTACTCAGGTTCACAGCGCGGCACAGGCGGAACAGTAACATCATCTGGCGGCTATACCATCCACACATTTAACACATCCAGTACATACACGGCATAAGGAGAAATTGAATGGCACATTTTGCAAAAGTACAAGACGGCATCGTTACGCAAGTTATCGTTGCTGAACAAGAGTTTTTTGATACGTTCGTGGACTCTAGTCCCGGAACATGGATTCAGACAAGCTACAACACCCGTGGTGGTGTTCATGCTAATGGCGGCACGCCTCTGCGTAAGAACTATGCAGGTATTGGGTATACCTACGACGCAGGTCGTGATGCGTTTATCCCACCGAAGCCATATAGCAAGTGGGTTCTGAACGAGACTACCTGCTTGTGGGATGCACCTACACAGATGCCTAACGATGGCAAGAAGTATCGTTGGGATGATGACGCAGGTAATTGGGTAGAAGTACCTGAGACTGAAGGACAGTAATCATGGGAATTAAAGTCACCAACAATGCCTTTGGCACGTTGAACGCTGGTATCAATAGCAGTGTGACAACGCTCGTACTTGTAGCGGGGCAAGGTGCACGTTTCCCAACTCTAACTGCAAGCGATTACTTCTACGCAACTCTGATAGACACCTCCAACAATCTTGAAATTGTTAAGGTCACAGCACGTAGCACAGATACTTTGACTATTGTCCGTGCACAAGATGGCACTACGGCTCGTGCCTACAGCACGAACGACAGGTTTGAGCTACGCCCAACAGCGGCTCTTTTTAATGAGTTCATAGACCGTGCGACGACTGGTAAAGCCATCGCAATGGCAATCGTATTCGGAGGATAAATCATGGCAGCCCCAAACATCGTAAACGTAGCAACTATCACAGGTAAAACGGCAGTGCAAGCTGTCGGTACATCTGCAACTGCAATCGTTACCAACTCAGGTAGTAGCGGTAAGGTGTTTAAAGTGAACGCCCTCTATGTAGCAAACATTGATGGTACTTCCTCGGCAGACATCACAGTGGACTTGTTCCGCTCATCGACTGCTTATCCTATTGCTTCGACAATTTTAGTTCCTGCGGACGCATCACTAGATATTATTTCTAAAGCACTTTATCTTGAAGAAGGTGACACACTTCGTTGCACGGCTAGTGCTTCAGGAGACCTTACAGCCGTCTGCTCATACGAGGAGATTTCGTAATGGGACTTTCATCCATATGGAAACTTAACGATACTCAACAAGGTAAAAGCGACGCAAGTTATTTGCGCCCTTACTTTGTAGAGTATCTAGTTGTTGCTGGCGGCGGCGGCGGCGGAGGTGACTTAGCTGGCGGCGGCGGCGCAGGTGGATATATTGCTGGGTCTGTTACTGTTGCAGGAGGGGCAAGTTTTTCTCTAACAGTTGGCGGCGGTGGTACTGCTGGGTCAGGTCGTCCTAGTACTGGGCAATCTAATGGAACTAACTCAACTGGATTTAGTCAGATCGCAATTGGTGGCGGCACTAGTGTTGGATACCAAAATGCGGTTAATTCAACTGGTACTTCCGGTGGCTCAGGCGGCGGCGGTAGTGCTACTGACTCTGCCTCATATTTAGGCTCTGGTGGTGCTGGTACTGCGGGGCAAGGAAATGCTGGTGGCTCGGGTGGCTACGCACCTAATTACGCAGGCGGTGGCGGTGGCGGTGGCGGTGCAGCGGGTGCTAGTGCAATTGGTCAAGTCGTTGGGCGAGATGGTGGTGTCGGCCTTCAGTGGGTTGATGGTATTTTTTATGCTGGCGGCGGCGGCGGTGGTACTTACAACGTAGTTTCGGGGTCAGTTTCCGCTGGCGGTAATGGCGGTGGCGGTGCTGGCGGTAATACAGCAGCGGCAACCGCTGGTTCTCCGAACAAAGGTGGCGGCGGAGGCGGAGGCGGCTATTCAAGTACCCCGAAAGCAGGTGGCGGAGGCGGTTCTGGTGTTGTAATTGTGCGGTACGCAGGTGGTCAACGTGGCACTGGCGGAACAATTACCACAGTAGCTGGTTACACATACCATACATTCACGACGTCTAGCACATTCACAGCATGATAGATAAGCGCATCCCTCTTGTTATGTACCCAGACGGATCATTAGTCCGTAGTGAGGTCGTGCCTGAAGGTTGTGTTTTAGTTGTTGAACCTGAAGAACCGCAGGAGAGTGACTTCCCTGCGGTAATAGACCAAACTCAAGCCGTTAAGGAGGCCGATAGTGTCAACACTACGCGAACTTGAAGTGCAGATAACTTCACATGAAGCTGTCTGTGCTGAGCGCTACCAAACATTTATCCAACGGGTTGACCGCTTGGAATCGTTAATCATCAAAACCGCCGGTGCTCTGATAGTCGGCATGGCGGGACTTCTTGCGGCTATTATTTTTAAAGGAATTTAAAATGCCTATTAAACTAAAAGAAAAATCTCTCGATGAGATGAAGAAGGATGCTATTAAAGATAGCGTCGATGCACGTGGCTATGCCAAAGGCGGCATGGTTAAAAAGCCTACTGCTAAAGGTATGCACAAAATGCCCGATGGAAAGATGATGAAAAATTCAGCTATGAAAACGGGTTACGCACATGGCGGCATGGTTCGCAAGATGCCCAAAGCCTGTTGATGGAGTGAGATATTGATCCCCTTACTCTACTGGCGATGGCTAGTGCCGCTGTTTCAGCGGTTAAGAAGGGGTGTCAGCTTTATAAAGATGTAAAGAGTGCTGCGGGAGATGTGCAGGCAGTTCTTGATGATTTACAGAACCAGTTCGCTGGTAAGAAATTATCCAAGGCGCAGGTAACGCAGTACGAGAAGGAGAAGGAACGAGTCAAAGAGATCGGTAGGTCTGACCCCAATGATGTATTGGGGCAACTTGCAGATCACTTAGGCAAGTTCTTTGATGCTGTTGACCAAGTTGAAGCTCTGTTCTATGAAGAAGAAAGAAATTCAACAGAGGTCTACAAAGGAGAGGTATCAGCAAGTCGTCGCGCATTGCAGCGTGTGCTTATCCGGTCAAGGCTGGAAGCGTTGCAGGTTGAATTACGCGAGATGATGGTCTACCAGACTCCTCCGGAATTGGGTAATCTGTGGACACGCTTTGAAGCGATGCGGGTACAGATTGGGAAAGAGCAAGAAGTTGCAAGAGCAAAAGAGGAGACGCAAAGGGCGATTGCGAGGCACAAGCGAAAGCTAGTCATTTCTAAGTGGCAAGATAGGGCGTTGTACTTTGTCGTAATTTTTATCATGGCATTGGAGATATGGGGCCTTCTAATCACAATAGCGATGACACGACGTTCGTCATCGTCTTGGTAGTCTTGTCAATGATTATTTTGTTGGCAGTGCCTTTTTGCGTTTGGGTGTACATGGAAACAGTTGAGCAGCGTACGATGGTAGAAGTATCCATACGTAAGTTCAACAAGATGCAGAAACAACTTGAAGACGAACAAAAGAAACAAGGGGAAAGCAAATGATTCCAATCTTAGGAGCACTACTAGGCACACTAGCTGAAAGTGGCTTGGGCCTTCTATCCTCTGCTATTCAAGCCAAGGGTAAAGAAGTTGTAGAGAAAACTCTTGGTGTAAAAATCCCCGACAACCCTACGCCTGAAGATGTAGCAAAGCTACGCCAGCTTCAGTATGACCACGAAGAACGTCTGCTTGAGCTTGGCATTGAGAAGGCACGGCTTGAGCAAGAAGAACTCAAGGCGCTGTTGGCGGCTCAGGCCAACGAGGAAAACAATGTATCGCAGCGGTGGGATGCTGATATGGCATCTGACTCTTGGCTGTCCAAGAACATCCGCCCCATGAGTCTTATAGCTATTTTTGTGGGGTACTTCCTGTTTTCCATGATGTCTGCCTTTGGTTATAACGCCAACGAGTCCTATGTCAATCTGCTTGGGCAGTGGGGTATGCTCATCATGGGTGCGTACTTTGGCGGTAGGACTATTGAGAAACTGGCAGAAATGAGGAGTAAAAAATGAGCCTTAGCCAAGAACAAGCTGCGTTCTTACTGGACGCCTGCAAACTAATTCAATACGCCACCGAGCAAGGCTTCATGGTCACGGGCGGTGAGTTGGCTCGTACCCCTGAACAACAAGCTATCTATGTAAAGACTGGGCGCTCAAAGACACTGAACAGCATCCATTTAAAACGATGCGCTATTGACCTGAACTTTTTTAAGGACGGTAAAATCATTTGGGACAAGGAACTCCTTGCCCCCCTTGGCACTTACTGGGAAAGCCTGTATCCTAAGAACCGTTGGGGCGGTAACTTCAAGTCTCTTGTAGATTGCCCACACTTTGAACGGAACGTCTAAATGGCAGCGGTAAAACTCCTTAAGTTCTTAGGTGAAGCACCGAAGATTTCTTCGGAGTTGTTGCCCGATGGCGCGGCACAGTTGGCGTACAACACCAAGTTGTACTCAGGTGACTTGCTGCCTTACCGCCTACCTTTGTTTGTCTCAAACCTCAACCGCATTGGTGAGATTAAAACAATTCATGCCCTAAAGAATCCATCTACTGGGGTAATAAACTGGTTGTCATGGATGACTGACGTAGACATCGTGACTGCCTCGTCCTCTGAGGATCAGGAGCAGCGGTTCTACTACACCGGAGATGGCGTACCCAAGGTATCAAATTACAGCCTAGCAATCACGGGTGCAGAGCCTTATCCCAATGGATACTACGAACTTGGTTTGCCGTTACCAACGACTAAGGTAACGACTTCTGCTGCGTCTGCTGCAAACGCAACAACATCTACCTACGCCCGTGACGCAGGTAATACAGCGACCATTGTTACGGGTAGTGCGCATGGATTGCGTACGGGCAACATCGTTACCGTCTCCGGGTTTACCTCTGCTGTAGGTAAGATATTTAATGCAACCAACGTAACAGCCACTGTTACGAACTCAACAACTTTTACGTATTACTCGCCGGGCGATGCCGTCACATCCACATCAGACACTAGCGGAAAAGTAGCTCTGGCGGGTAATACGCAAATTCGTTCCTATGTATACACATGGTACACACCGTGGGAGGAGGAGTCGATTGGCTCTGACCCATCGGAAAACTTATACATCAAAGAAGGTCAGACGGTTACAGTTACCAATCTCCCTACTGCTAAACCTACTGGGGATAACTTTGTACGTGGGGTAAAACTGTATCGCACAGTCCCATCTGCCGCTGGCACACAGTATTTTCTGCTCAAGACTTTGTGGTTTCCAACAACGCTTGCCCGTGTGCAACGCACATCCAACGTGTCTCGGGTCACTCTATCTAATCACCACAATCTGGCGATTGATGATCGTTTTAAAATTAGTGGGTGCACAGATTCAACCTTTAATATCACTGGCGGTATCGTTACTGATGTCATTGATGACACTACATTTGAGTACGCTCAGACTGCGGGTGATGTGGCAGACAAAGCTGAGACCGCAGGTACTATGTACCAAGATGCTGCCCAAAAACTAACAGACACAGCCCGTTACTGGGGCGATGGTAGCTACTCGTTTACTGATGACTTCGATGTGTCTTTGTTTACTGAGTCATTGATAACTGACAACTACGACCCTCCTCCTGAGAACATGAAGGGGATTACTGCTGTTCAGAATAGTATCTTAATTGGGTTCTTTGAAAACCAGTTATGTTTCTCGGAGTTAAGTAAGCCGCACGCTTGGCCTCAGGAATACCGTCTGACGTTTGAGTCCAACATCGTGGGTGTAGCATCCGTCAGTGGTTTTATTCTTGTGCTGACTGAAGAATATCCATATCAAGTTTCAGGCAGCGATCCTGCAACAATGGCGACAGCAAGGATTGATACCCTGTTCCCCTGCCTATCAAAACGATCCATCGTAAACATGGGTTACGGCGTAGCGTATGTTACGCACGGCGGTGTTGCTATTTACTCTCCCTCAACCGGCATTGACTTGTTGACAAAGTATGTCCACGATTGGGACACATGGAGTGCGTCTCTTGACCCTACAACAATCGTTTCTAAATACTACAACGGAAAATACTTTGGCTCACATTCCACAGACTCGTTTATTTTTGAACGCGACGAACGGATTGGTGGGTTCTTTGTATCCATTAACTACAAGTTCTCCGCTGGATATAACGACCCAGAGACCAACAAGTTCTACTATGTCGCTGATACTCTAGGCAATCTCTATGAGTGGGATGCAGATACCCAGCCGCTGGCGTCGATGGAGTGGAAGTCTAAAACGGTGATTACTAAGGATTACCTTAATCTAGGTGCTGCCCGAATAATTGCAGACTACGCTACAACGGATGCTGAAGCTGAAGCGATTGCAGCGTATAACGCTGGTGTGCCTGCGTACAACGCCCAAGTCTGGACAGACTACTACAACCCAGTAGCCACTGTGTCGTATGCCCGTGCATCTAACGTAGCAACGATTGTGACTGCTACGGCACATGGAATGATTACAGGGTCGAAGGTGGACGTGTCTGGCTTCACCGGGGGTGCTGCATCGACATTCAACACACAACAAACTGTGGTAACAGTTACCAATGCCACCACGTTTACCTATGCAAGTGTGGGTACAACCACTGGCACGACTGCGGATGCAACAGGTACAGTTTCGTCGCTTAAAGGTCTGGGCGATATGAACGGCCCATACGACCGAGTTACCAGTGGTGGTATTCGTATTGAAACATCTGGTGCGCTCAACTCCACAGTAATTAACGGAGATAACTTTACTCGTACGTATAAAACTGTCACTGGCGTGTTGCCTGTTACGTTCCGCTTATGGGCAAACAAGACACTAATTTTTCAAGGTACTGTGTCTAGTAGCGACATCTTCCGTTTGCCATCTGGGTATCGTTCAGATACCTTTGAGATGGCAGTTTCTGGGTCAGCCCGTGTGCGAGCAATCCACATAGGTGAAACCCCATTTGGACTGAGGGCTGCATAATGGCAAGATTCTCCGCTGTTCCCGCCGTACCCCAAGGCGGTCTTACCGACTGGCAAGCGGTATTATTTAGTTCTTTAAAAGAGAACGTAGAGCTTTTAATCGGTGCTCGTGGCGAGTCTGACTCTGCCAGCAGAGCGCTTGTTAAGGGGCAAGTCACAGTAAATGAGGCGTCGCAACAAAATTTATTACGTGTCACCGCAGAAGGTAAAGGGTATACTATCAGCGGGCAGAACGTAGCAGATTTAGACGACGTTGGAAAATTAATCAAGGATGTACAGGAACTTGCGAATGACCTCGCGTATACCCGCAGCGTACTGAATACACTGATTAGACAACTGAAAGGTTAATCATGGCAAATGGAAGAAACCCAATTTTAGAGATGCTCAATAGACAGAGCATCCCAGCGTCCGTACCTCAAAGTACTGTCGCCCCATCTGGCGCAAGCCCACTTGGTATGGGCCTGACTGGTGCAGTCGCTGCCCCTCAGATGCCAATGCAAACGCCAGCAGCGCCTGCTACAACATCTTTAGATTTGCCTGCTGGACTACAAAGTTTAATTGGTGGTGCACCTCCAATGGTGAATGAAGCTGCATTGCAGACAATCCCAACTGGAACTGTTGCGGCTAACCCCCAGTTCCCAGCACTAGATTTTCGTATGCAACCCACTTACGCACAGGGCGGCATGGTAGGTATGGACGGACAACCTGATATGACTGGGGCTGCTGGCATGAAACCCGGAGCAGGTGGGGGTCGCATGTCGCAAGCAGTGATGGAACAAAACATCAATGACATGATGCGTAAGAATCCACAGATGGTTCAGCAGATTCAAAACACTATACAAGCTGGACTTCAGTCAGGTGAATTGACACAGCAAGAACTTAACATGGCAGTTCAGCTTGCTACTGTAGCCCTTCAGAATCCTGAGATGTACCCGTATGTCAGAAACTTTGCTATTCAGCAAGGACTGGCTGATGAGCAGTCGCTCTCCCCACAATACGACGAAGGCTTGCTGTTTGTAATTTTGTTGGCTGCACGTATCGCCCAGCAGAGCATGGGTGGGCAGAACATGATTCAAGGTGGTAGCCCAGCAATGGCCGGAAACCAACCACAGATGGCAATGGCTAATGGTGGACAGGTAAGTGATGGTACTCAAGGCGGTAAAGTTGTTGGCCCCGGTCACGACACAAGTGACAACATTACGATTGCTGTTTCACCCGGCGAGTACGTGATTCCTGCCAAGATCGTTAAGATGAAGGGTAAGGAATTCTTTGATTCACTTTTGGATAAATATAAGGATACTTGATGGCGCACCCACCGGGGTTTGACCCAATTCCTCTTGACGAGTTTGATGCGCTATTGCTCTCTACAAAAGAACAATTCGACAAGTACTGGTCTGCGGCTAAGCCGCTTATTGAGAAGTGCATTAAGAGATCAATGCACGGGGAACTTACGGCGGATGATGTTTACACAATGGCACTTCAACAGAAAGTGTATGTGTTTGTTGTCAAGTGTGATAAAGGAATCATGCCATCTGTAAAGCTGGCTATAGTTCTTGAGATCGTCAACTACCCTCGTTTGCCTGCCATGAACATCTTGGCACTTGGCGGCGATGAACTTGATGCGCTCTATGGGAAGTATTGGAAACGCCTGTGCGGATGGGCGTATATGAACGGTGTCCGAGCTATTGAGGGATGGGTGTCCCCAGCAATGGAGCGGGTAATTTCAAAATATGGATTTAAGCATGTGTACACGCACATGCGACTCGATTTGACGGAGGACACAAAATGAATCACGTAACTCGTATGCCGGGGCGCTTTAATAATCGCTCTATGGCGCTGATGGGTATTCCCGATTTACCAGAAGCGGCCTTTGGTGGAGACCTTCCACCTTTCCAACGTACTGCACTTGTCCGAATGATGGGCATTAAACCCCAAGGTGGCGGTGGCGGTGGCGTTATGAAACTTGTTGCTGTCGCGGCGGCTATTGCAATCCCATTTGCGGCCCCTGCTATTGCGTCATCTATTGGACTCTCCGCTGGTATTGCTGCGGCAACTACTTTCTCTGCGGCAACTTCCGCAGCTATTGGTTCAGCAATGGTTGGTGCTGGTCTGGGCGCTGTTGCTGCTTCGGTTACTGGCGGTAACGTAGGTCGAGGTGCTCTGATGGGTGCAATCGGCGGTGGTATCGGCGGTTATACCTCTGTACCTGCATCTGCATCCGGCTCTCCTAGTATTTATGGTATTAACCCGAATACAGCCGGTACAGCTACAGGGCCGAGTATGCTTAATCCACCCACAACATCGTTAGCTGGCGCTCCGTCGTTGGGTTCTAACCTCTCATTCACTCCTGATTACAGCCTTGCCTCTGGTATGGCTCCAACTGCCCCCGGCATGGGTGGCACTGGTTTAGTGTACGGTGGCGGTGGTTATGGGTTAAACCCAGCCGATGCTTCATTAGCCGGTCTTACCACTGGTGGCGTTACACAGAGTGGACTCTCCGCAGGATTGTCTAGCCAACCTACTAACCCATACTCACTGTCTGGTATGAGTTCTACGGCTGGTGCACCATCTGTTGCATCTGATCCTTATGCTCTGACAAATACGGCTTACGCTGGACAAGGTAGCAACTTACCTCTATCCAGTCAGTACGGTAACCTGTCTCCTACTGACTACAGCGTCAGTGGTGCTGCTCCTTCAACCGCTGGCCTCAATACCACTGGTGCTCCTGCGGCAACTGAGTTTGGTCTCAAAACAACTACTGCAAGTACAGGTGGCTTAGGTAATGCAGCAGCCGCGCAAACTGTTGGTGGTGCAGCAGAAAAACTTACGTTCACTCAAGCCTTGGCAAAAGTACCTGACGCATTGAAAGCTAAGTTCACTGATCCAGCGATGTTGGCTGACCTCACTATGCGTGCGGGTGCACAGATAATTACAGGACAGTTGGCTGATTCTGGCTTGTCTGACGAAGAAAAACAATTACTGCAAGCTCGTACAGAGGAGATGAAGGCTAACAAAGAGATGAACAGTGAATTGTTCCAGACTCAGTTGCGTGAAGCCTACGACATGTTGGGTCGCAGTGACTACTTCGATCCGGGCTACTTCGGTCAGCAGTATGCTGGTCAAGCTAAACAACGTACTGCATCTCAGAAAGAAGCAGCCTTACGCAAAGTTAATCCCCGCAATAAAAATAGTCGTGCTGCGCTTGAGCGTCAGTTCAACTTGCAATCTGCTCGTGAAGAAGCTACTGCATACGACAAGGGTTCGATGTATGGCTTTGATGCTGGTTTGAAATTAACCCAGCAAGCCCTGAGTGCTTTGCCTAAGAACGCACCAAGTTCAAGTGCTGACGCTGCTGCACTGAGCACTGCGTATAGCAACATTGAGGAACGTAAACGCAAGAGCCAAGAAGGTTTGAACAAAACTTTGGGTGGCTTGTTCACTTAATAAGGGGGCACTATGGCTATGTCATTCGGAGGCTCCTTTCAAACGGGGCCGGATTCGCTCTACCAAGGTGCTGACCTTATTCGCAAGAATGAGCAAGACAACCTACGTATGCAAGAGATGCGTCGGGTGGAAGAAGCTCGTAAGCAAATAGCTGCCGATGAACTTCTAAACCAAAGCACACCTGATGTGCGTGCAAGCTGGTCATCTGGGATGACCGATGTTGTTAATGCACCAGCACAAAACAGACCAGCAGTTCAGCCACCACTTAATCTCCCACCTGCACAGCAACCTGTTGTGGGTCGTGTAGCTGAACCTCCTCCCGGTGCATCTAGCGTACGCCGCCTGACGCCTGAGGAAGTAGCTCGTCTTAAACAACAACAAGCTAACACTCTACCTGTTACGGAATTGTCTCAGGCAGAATTTCAATCGCTAACTCCAGCGCAACGTCTACAACATCTACAAACATTAAATGCTGAGCGTCAGGCTCGTATTGATAGGGCTAACCTACTAAAGCTCCCTGCGGCTGCGGCAGATATACCTGCGGCTTTCTACCAAGGGGCTGCCACACTGCTTGAGGAAGGCGCTAACTTTATCGGTGTTCCTCGCGCTGGTCGTGCCCTTGGTATCTATGATCCAGATGTAACTCGGGTAGAGATTCCTAAGTTCGATACAAAGACTCCTAACTTTGACAAGATTCGTCAGACTGAGATTGACAATCAACCACTGACTGAAAAACAACTGCTTGAACAACTCAAACAAAAAGACGTTACTCGCGCTAAGGAAGCCAAAGTAAAGGGCGAGAAAGTTGCCCAAGAGGAAACACGTTTAAGTTCTGAGAAGGCTAACAAACGTCTTACCGATCTGGTGAACTTAGCACCACAGGCTTTGCAGAAGGAAGATACAAAGTACCTTGTTAGTCGTTCGCAAGAGTTGGGTATTGATCCAGCGGCTGCGGTTGCCATCTATGGTATTGAATCATCATATGGTGCAGCTAAAGGAAGTAGCACTGCTGGGGCAAAAGGCTCAATGCAGGTCATGGATAAGACATTCAAGGGAATGAAAGCATGGTTTACTGATCCTAAGAACATTGAAGCCTACAACATTTCTCCTGAGTTGCAACAAGCGGCTGCGGCTATGGTTCGTGGTACACCTCAGGGTGAGATGGATGCTGGCCTATTGGTATTGAAGTACAACGAGTTAATCGGTGTACCTAAGAATCTTTGGGGCGCTGGCTACCAAGGTAACGCAAACCAAGTGTTAAAGAAGGGTGCTCCCCTTAACGCAACTGATGGTGGCATGACCAACAGTGACTACAACGGTGTGTATGTTGGGTTGTACAACAACATCTCCCGAGCACTGGGTATAAATTCGACGCTGATGGCAGCCGGGCCAAAACCAACTCCTGCTGCTACGACGGTACGCCCCGGCGGTAATATGACAGAGGCACAGATTGCAGCACTACAAGCAGACCCGTTAGCGCTTAATAAAAATCCTCCTGCCCCTGTTGCTGCCGCACCTGTTTCTGTCGGCGCTGTAAATCTTGGAGTGACTCCTGCACAGGTGGCTGCTGCGCCACGGAATCAAGATGGCTCTATAAATCTTGGAGTGACTCCTGCACAGATGGCTGCTGCGCCACGGAATCAAGATGGCTCTGTAAGTTTAAATGCGCAAGAACAAAATCGTCCAGCGTCAACGACTTCAGTAGTAGCCCAACGAGTGGCGGCTGAACCTGTACCAAAATTTGTAGAGCCAAAAGAAATCTACAACGCAGGTGCTTACGCAAAGCCGCTTGAAGTTGGTTTGCTCCGTCGTGAACAGACCAAGCGTATGGCTGACATTATGATGCGCACAGGCAATGTGTACAAAGCAATGGAGTTACGTGGCGTTCTCGACACGATGGACAATCAGTTGTACAAGATGCAAGGCGACCAAGGTGTTGCTGAGTTCTTGCAATCAGGTGGGCGGGACGCAAACCGCATGATGGGTGTGTACAGCTACTACACCAATCAGCAGTATCAACTACAACCTCGACGCGATGGTTTGTTTAATCTTGTAGCCAATGGTCAAGTGGTCTCCCAAGGTATGCCCGCAGAGAAAGTTGTTGAGCGTATTCGCTTAACACTAGACGAAGGGTTTCGCCAACAGCAAGCTGCTATCGCTGGCAAATTGTTTGACTCTGACATCAAGATTCGAGAGCAAAACGCTAAGACGATGGGCGAATACATTAAGGATATTGGCATCAAGACTATTGAGGGTAAGACTCAACTGGATGTTGAGAAGCTTAAGATGATGAAGTACGATGTCAAACCGACAGGCGCTGGTGATGGCACAGTTGTTATCACACCTCCATTCGGAGCGCCATTCGTATTTAACCCATCGGGCACAACAGTAAAGATTGACGGTATTGAAATACAGTCATTCGCAGCAAGACCAATTACAGGTATGCCCAGCTTAGTTTGGGCCAACAAAGGATGAGGTGAAATATGGCTAAAGCCGGGTTGAGTTTTGTCAGCCCCCTGTACGGCGGCACAGATACTGACGTATCACGGTTTGCCACCGCAGAATACATGGGGAATCCTGCTGCAAGCTCTGGGCTTAACGGCATTGGGGGAACTTCGCTCGCTAGTATGGCAGCGCTGACTGAGCAGATTGTTAAGTCCAGCCAGTTCGAGATGCCGACGATGAAGAATCCTCCGGCCATTGCGTTTAGCCCATCACAGAAGAAGTTGTTTGTACAAGGTCAAGAGTTTGCTGCTGACGATGCTACTCGTGCGCTCCAGTCTGAATCTTTGCTACGTGGCCCTTCTACTGCACTTCCTCAGGGCGGCGACTGGGTTCCGTTGGATGAGGCCGCGTATTCTCAGTACCTCGACTCAATTAAAAATCCCAGCATGGGTCGTCTTGCCAAGAAGAACTTTGGCATTGGTGTTGACAACACGCAGTTGCTTGCTGGTCGGGCACTACAACTGGCTGGTGCTGAGAAACTTGGTGGGTCTATTGTTGAACAACAACAAGAAGATTTAGGGAAAACCCTACCATTCCAACGTGAGTTCACGGACATTGGCTCCAAGCCATACGGTCAAAGCCGTGGTGTTCTTGACTGGTTTGTAGCCAACTTTGCGCAGCAAGGGCCAAACTTAATAGAGTCAGTAGTCACTGCCGCCGCAGGTTTCGTTGGTGGTTCTGCCGCCGCTGGCCCTCTTGGTAGTGTCCCCGGTGCACTTGCAGCTTTGGCTGGTAAAGCAGAAGCCAAGCAAGCCATCCTTGCTGCGGCAAAGAAGTATGCAGCAGGTCAAGCTACCAAAGAAGAACTTAAGATTCTGAGTAACGCCGCTGGTGTTCTTGGTGCAGCGACTGCTTCATTGGCACAGAACTACGCAACTGGCGCTGCTGACATCTATGGTGAGCAACGTGACCAAGGTGTCGGCGCAGATGATATGCGTGCTCGCATAACTTCTTTGATGGGTGCTTTCCCTTATGCAGCGATGGAATCTCTGCCTGAATTTATACTTGCCAGCCGAGTGCTTGGCGGCGGTAAAGGTATTGGTTCAAGCTGGGGCATGGCTCCCGGCGCTACACGCTTGCAACGTGGTGCTGGCTACGCTGGTCGTGCAGCAGTCGGCGGTGTTGCTGGTGGTACGTTAGAAGGACTTACTGAGACTGGTCAAGAAGGATTGCTCCTTGGCTTATCTGGACAGGACTTCTCTGACCCTGAGAATGTAAACCGCCTGATTAACTCCTTTGCCGCTGGCTTCGGAGTGGGTGGCCCGATTGGTGCTATCGCCAATTTAAAGGGCACAGCACCTGCAAACATCCTTACTGGTGAGAGCATTGATCCCACTGGTAAAGAAACAGGTGGCGGCATTGTTCCATACAACCCACCTCCTGCACCCCCCGGTCGTCCGTTCACTGATGTGCAGTTCATGGGGGTTATCCCTCCTGAGCCTCCTGCACTTGGTGGCCCAAGCCCTACTACGCCACAACTCCCCGGCCCTACTCCTCCTGTATCCCCAATGGGTGGGCCAGTCATTATGGCTGGCATGGGGCCAAACGCTGCGGATGTCACGCGGCAAGATGTTCTGTTGCGTCAGCAGGGTAACGTCCCGCCCGGCGCAACACCCGGCTCACAAGGCGTGCTGGATATTTTTGGTGGCACTATCCCTGCCCAAGAGTTGGCTGCACGTATGCAACCGCAGCAACCGCTTCCCGGCCTGCCACTACCTTCTGCTGGAACTGCGGTTGACCCTCGTCAGGGTGCGTTGCAGTTCAGTGGCGCAGCCCCTCAAGCTCCTGCTAACCCAATCTTGGCGCAGCGGATGCAAGCGGCTCTTGCATCACAACAACGTGCACAAGAATTCCAAGCTGCGCAGGCGCAGCGGGCCGCCCAAGAGGAGGCAATCAAGCAGCAACAACTTGATAGATTACAGAACGAGGCTCGAATCCAGCAGCAGTTGGACTTGATGACGCAATCTCAGCAGCCTGCTCCGCAGTCAATGCCGATGCGTCCAATCCCCGTTTCTCAACCACAACAACTCCCACTGTTCAAACGTGGTGAGTTACCCAGTCCTTCACGGGCTGAGGGATTGCGTCGTGGCGTAGGTACGCAGACACCTGCGGCACAGGCGTTGACTATCCCTCCCACCGCTGGTGAATTCCAGCGTGCTGGACAAGGCATCCTGTTTAATCAACAGGGTCAGCCATCTATGCAGGCACTCAAGAGTGCAGGCAAGAAACAACCATTGCCTAAGCCCACAGTGGCAAAGGGCGTGACTCAGGCAAAGCCTACGGGTAAACCCGTAACTGCCGTTACCGTGGCGAAGGCCGCATCCAAGTTGAAGAAAGAAGCACCTGCCGCAACCACTGTAAAAGATAAACTGGTCGAGCGTATTAAGAAGGGTGCGTTTGGTGGGCCAACAGGTGTGCTTGGAGAACGCCTTAAACAAGAAGGTAAGGTAATCGCTGCCGAGAAGCAACGCGAGACTGTTCGCACAGCGCCAAAGGGTGAGACTCTTAAGAAAGGGTCTGAACCAAAAAAAGTCGTGGCGGCAAAACCCGCCGCCGCAACAAAGGTTGAGAAACTGAGTCCTGCCGAGGCATGGGAGGACATGAAACCGGAAGGCGGCGTAGCGTACAACACTCTTTCAGATGCGCAGAAGAAACGCTGGGCAACTGAGAACTACTACGACCGTGCCAACATGCAGTTGGCTGACGAAATCAATGCTCAGGTTACACCGCTACCTGAGGAAGAAGAACTGGCAGACTTGTCCTACATGGAATTGTTGGATGAGGATATTGCTACGGCTGAGTCCACCACAGATACAAGTGCGTTCCGTGATGCGATTGAGAACATCATGTTCCATGCCTACTTTGATACTGACCCCAACAACGAGAAAGCTGGTGTCATTGATAAGGCACAGATGTTCTTGCTTGAGACTGGCTTCACTGAAGATCAGCGCGGCATCATGGATACAGCATTGCTGGATGTCATTAATGATCGACTACAAGTTGAAGCTGTCTACACCCGTGGTAATCTAAAGGGCACGCTTAAGCCTTGGTTTACCTATGCGCAAATGCGCAACCTACTCCCAAGCATTGGGACAAAACTCATTGGGTTGTCCGACACGCAAGTGACTGAGTTGTTGCAAGCTCGCCAGATCAGTGAGCAAAACGTACCTGTATCTGTTTACAAGAAGTACAAGACCTCGCTGCCCGCTGGTGAGTCAGTCATCAATACCAAGAAGGTCACCTCGCTTAATCGCATTGTTGACCAGTCTGGTGCGAAGATGGCAAACCTCATCCGTGATTTGGTAACTCGTGTTAGGGAAATCCCTACGCTGACCAAAGAAATAGTATTTGGTTCTGAGCGTTTCGCCAATATCAAAGCACTGACCAAGCAGTTGTACAGTGAACTTGATGAAGCTGGTCGCAACTACATGTTGCCTGATGGAAGCAAAGTCAAAGACTACTTCAACGACAAGGGTGAGGCTAAGCTAATCAAGTCTGATGGTCGCTACATCCTAAGCCAAGTTGAACTCACTGAGGAACAGCAACGTGCCCGTGAGAAAGAACGCCGTGAGGAGTTGCGTGCATTAGGTGAAGCAGCCGCAGCAGAGTCAAAGGCAGAACAAGATGTTTTCAATTCCCGTAAGCGTGGCGCACGTGATAGCGAGACTGTGCAGGATTGGGATAAACCCGAAGGTAACTTCTACCGCGACGATGGCACACCTATGGGTTCTGCCATTCCGTTGGGGCGTGTGAAGTTGCTGGTCAAAGGCTTCTTGGCAAAGCTAAAGATCAAGCCTATCGTTAATGTGTACGCCAATGTTGCTGACCTAAAGGCTCGCAACCCTGAGTTGTACCAACGTGCTGCTGCCGCTCGTAAGCAAGGTGACTTCGATACAACCAACGCCGTGGGTTACTCCTTCGGCCCTGAGGTCATCATCTTCTCTGACTTTGTTCGTACTGAACAACAGTTGAAATTTGTACTGGCTCACGAAACCATTGGTCACTTTGGTTTCAAAGGTGTGATGGGTCAGTCTGAGTTGAACAAGGTACTGAATCGTATATATCAAACTGACCCTGATGTGCAGGCCGCAGTTGACGCAATGGTCGAGACCCAAGGAATGGATAGGCTGGAAGCCATAG